AAAGGTGATAAAATTAATGATGACAGGGTTGTGATTAATTTTAAAGGCAAAAGCGAAGATTAACCGTTGCTGTGGAAATAACTTTTTCCAAAACATATCAACCATTGTTTGACATTCTTGAATCGTGGAATGTTGTCAATTCAAAAGAGTTTAAAAACTATTCTGCTAATGATAAAAAATATTGGTCTGAATTGGCTGAAGTTGACACTATTTTAATTTCAGGTGGTCGTGATTCCGGAAAATCATTTGCTTTATCTTGTTGGAATCCAATTGCAGCCAAAGATTATAATCACAGAATTTTATATACAAGACAAACAATGTCAGCAACTGACAATTCAATTACTGAAGCATTGGAAGGTCGTATTCAAGATTTGGGTTATGATCATTTTTTTAATGTTGCAAATAAAACCTATTCTGTAATAGGTGGTGAAGGCAGAATATCAATTACCGGTCAAAGAACGTCAAAAGGAACGGAAACAGCCAAATTAAAATCATTAGAGAATTTTAGCGTATTCCAAACAGAAGAAGGTGAAGAATTAGAATCTTATAATGAATGGAATAAGGTAAAAAGGTCAATGAGAGCAAAAGATGTTCAATGTTTGGCTATCATTGTTTTTAACCCTCCAACAAAAGAACATTGGATTTATGAAGAATTTTATGATGCCATTGTTCCAAGTGGGTTTAATGGTGTTAAAAACAAAACTTTATATATCCATTCAACGTATAAAGATAATATTGATAATATGGCACAACACAACATTGAAGAATTTAAAATGTTGGAAGATGCTTACTATGAATATGAAAATTTATCAAAAGATGAAAAAGAAATAGCGGATGCAAAATTGAGCAAAAAGTGGTCACAATATAAATTTGAAATATTAGGTGGTTTCAAAGATGTTGCTGAAGGTGTTATTTATGAAGATTGGGAAATTGGTGATTTTGACGAAAGTTTAAATTATATTTATGGTTTGGATTTTGGTTTTGATGATCCTGATGCGTTGATTAAAACAGCCATAAACCACAACACAAAAACAATTTATTTGAAAGAAGAATTATACAAAAATGGTTTAGGTTCGGATGAATTGCACAAAGCATTGTTTAAAATTTGTGGGAGTAGTAATTTAATTATTGCGGATGCCGCTGATAAAAGATTGATAAATGATTTATGGCATAAAGGGTTAAACATTAGAAGGTGCAAAAAAGGTGCGGGTTCAGTTAACAGAAGGATAAAAACAATACAAGACTATAAAATTATTGTTGACAAAGATTCTTTAAACGTTCAAAAATCGTTAAACAACTATGCTTGGCACGATAAAAGAAGCGGCACACCAAGACACGAATGGTCGCACATTCCTGATGCTTTTGGTTATGCTGCTATGGAATTAATAGATTATCGATAAAATTTGTATATTTGTAATATTTTTACTATGGAATTCACAGAACAGGAAATTATAGAAATCATACAATCCAATTTACAGCTTCCAAGGTGGGTTGATGATTCAAGGCATCAGCATAAAATTTTAGATGCTTTAGTAACCGGAAATAACTTTTCAGAAGTATTAATTGAAAAGATTGAAAAGATTGAAAGCAATGACCGTGCAATGGCACGAAAAAGATATTCAAAAGATGTCAGAGATTTATTTGATAGGGTTATGCAACCTTTGAATTCAATTTTTTCTGCATCAGGTGGTTCAATGCACATTGAAATTGAAAGCGAAACAAAAAGGCAAAAGGTTTTCAAAGCGCTAAATGATTTCAAAGGTCAAAAATCTATAAAACAATACCTTTCTGAAAACTATTTTGGGTTGGCAAATACTGATCCGAATGGCGTTATATTTTTAGAATATTACGAGGATAAGAAAATTTACCCAACGTATAAATCAATTTATGACATACGTTCATACAAATCCAATGGAAACCTTTGTAAGTACATTATATTTGAACCATATACAAGGGTTACAAATGGCTTATCTGTTAATATTTGGCGTGTAGTTGATAGCAAAACAGATTGGAGAATCATTCAAAATGGCAGCCAATTTATTGTTGATTATGAACGAACATTTGAACATATGTTTGGCAGTGTACCGGCAGTAATATTGTCTGACATTCAAGAAATGGGAAGTGAATTTAGATATTCAGCATTAAATCCAATTATTGAATTAGCCAAAGATTATGCAAGGGATAAATCAATTAGAACAATTTATAAATTCCAACACGGTTTCCCAAGACATTGGAGATATGTCAAAGAATGTAGAAGTTGTCAAGGAACAGGTAAAACGGGTGATGATTATTGTAGCCAATGCAATGGAAAGGGTGAAATTAGAATTAATGATGTAACCGACATCACAACATTGCCAATGCCACGAGAAGATGATGCAATTGTTACTCCAAATTTAGAAGGTTATGTTTCGCCTGATTTGGAAACGTGGTCAAGATACAATGACGATTTAAAAGATGCAGAAGATTTGATTGATTCAACAATGTGGGGAACAAGAAGAATGTCACAAACCCGTAATGAAACGGCAACAGGAAGGTTTATTGATGTTCAGCCGGTTATGAATAAATTAGGTTGGTTTGCTGACAAAGTCGAATGGACACATAATACACTAGCGAATTGGGTTGTTGATTGGGTTGATAATGCGCACAGTGAAGAAATTAAATATTATTACGCTTATGGCAGAAGATTTATCATTGAATCACCTGATGTTATTTTGGATAATTACACAGAAGCAAGAACAAAAGGTGCAAATGTTACGGTTTTGGATAAGTTGCTAGATGAATACATTTTAAGTAAATACCAAAATGACCAAGTGATGTTGGGTTATATGCAAAAGAAAAGATTATTAGAACCATATGTTCACAATTCTGTCAAAGAAGTTAGTGATATATTTGGTGCTTCTGAATCGTATAAAAAAATATTGTTTGTTAATTTTTGGAATACAGCCGATAAGAATAAACCTGTTGAAGAATTAGCAAATGATTTTAATAGTTATGTAAACACAAATCAAATAAATACACAAATATGAGTAATATCGTAGTTGCTAACAAGTACAAACTGTTAACAAGAAGGGATGGAAAATATGATCCAACCGGCACAAAAGAAATGACACAATCAAATAAAGTGTTAAAACGAAGTTATGTTGAAGAACGTAATTTTCACGACAACAACGAGTGGTACGAAATTGACGAAGAAGCCACAAAAGAACTTTCAAAACAGCGTGAAATTAGCTTAAAAGAAAATGAATCAAAGCGCAAAAAGGAATCATTAGGTCAGGCTGATTTAATTGATGTGATGGCTGAAATGGCAAACACTTTAAAACAAACAAGAAAAACTGTAAAAGAAGAAATTACAGATGAATTGGATGAATTAGGTGTTAAATATGATAAGCGGTCAAGTGTAAAAAGTTTAAAAGAGTTGTTAAATAAAAACAAATAGAAATGCAGTTAAACATCAACGGAAAGTCTTTTGAAATCAATTCAGAAGAATTAAAAAAAGCATTGGAAAGTGATGCACCATCATTTGACGTTAAGTCAGATTTGGTTATTAGAACAAGTGAGGAAGAAGAAACCTACACATCTAATTTGCGCAAAGAAGGAACAACAATTGGTGCTGAAATAGGCAGAAAAGAGTTGTTAAAATCTTTAGGCATTGAGGGAGAAGGTTTACACAAAAGTGATGAAAAAGCATTGGAAAGCATTAATGAATTAATTTCATCAAAAGTTAATTCAGAGCTTGAAGGTGCAAAGATAGAACCAAACAAAAAGGTTGCCGAATTGAATAAGGATTTGGAACAAATGAAAAGCACATTGTTAGAAAAAGAATCATTGATTAAAAATTTGTCAAATGATTTTTCTACTTACAAAAAAAATCAAACCATATCTTCAAAGGTTGCCGAATTGATTCCTGACAATACTGTTATTCCAAAAAAATCAATAATGAAATTAATGTTGGATGACATTAAATTGGATGTAAATGATAACAATGTTATTTATGGGATTGGTGAAGATGGTCAACCATTAAAGGATGAACATTTGAATTTATTGGGTGCTGATAAAATTGTTACAAGTTATTTTGATGCAAACCCACATTATTTAAAATCTGCAACAGGTGGTGCGGGTGGTTCTGATAGTTCAGGTGGATCATCAAAACAATCATTGGAAGCTTTCACAAAAGAAATGATGGATGCCGGTCATTCACCAAATAGTGAAGGATTTAATCAAATAATGACTGAAAGAATCAATTCAGGAACATTAGATTTATAAAAAAAACAAAAAATAAAAAGAAGCCCAACTCGTTGAAAAGGTTGGGTTTTTTGCGTTCAAAGAAATTTTTTTTAATTTTTTTTTACTTTTTTTATTGTGGAACAATATATTTTCTATATATTTGATATCAGATAACATTAAAAAACTAATATTATGCTAGATTTAAATAACAAGAAAGTATTAAACAAAGAGATTCGAAGAGTAAAAAACGAATTAAAAAAGTGTAAAGGACTATTCACTAAAGCTATTTTAGAAGATGATCTACAATATTTAGAATCTAAACTAAAATAAAAAAAGGAGGGGGTGAGATTCCCCCATTTTAAAACAACTAAAAAAACAAGTTATGAAAAATTCAGTAAGAGAAGAATTATTAGATTACGCAAAAGAACAAATTTTAGAATTAGGTTTAGATTTAAACGATGATGATTTACACCATAAATTGTTCAACGAGGATTACTACATCATTGGGTATTATAACGCATCAGAATGGCTTAAAAAACATAATATAGGTGAATTTGAATCTATTGATATGTTGGAAGAACTTCATTCTTGGCATTTTGGGGAAAATACAGAAGTTTACAAAGATGCTGAAAGAGTTGTCAATATGTTAGTTTACTTTTATGGATTTGAAATTGTTGAAGAATTAAAAGAACTTTCAGATGCGGTTTGAAACCAATAAAGATTTACAAAATGAATTGGATGCCATCACATTATATTGTGAGGTGTTCAATTCATCTTTTGAAAAGTTAGGTGAAAATGACATTGATTACAGGGTGACAAAACCAAACAGAATTCAACACGTTGAGGTAAAAGGTAGA